GGCTAACATTACTAAAGATAGCAGAAGAGTTAATAAAGCTCAAGAAGTTTATGATGATAGCTTGGACAACTTCTTAAAAATGATCGAAGATATTAACAAAGACATACCAGAAATTTGTGACATACTTCATGGTGTTGCCATGGGTAAAACAACTGGAAAATATGACGTTAATGCTCGACAACTACAACAACTAGAAAAACAACTCAGTGTATGGAAGGCAAACGTACAAAACCCTGATAAAGTTTTATCTAGTCTCAATAATGAACTTAAGAAAAAGTTTAACTCAGATAAAGACCAACAAAAAAGCTCAACAAAACCCAAAGTTGCAGTTGCTACGTTCAGCTCTACAGCTCAGTAGCTTAACGGTAAATTTTCCACTGCCAAGGGTGCAATACCCTGACGATTGCTAGAGCACTCGGTTTAAGGGACTTTCGCTGTCCAAGTGTTTGTAAAGAACTTTTAGGTACGCCCTCCAACCTAACAGTTTCCCTTATTTTAATTTTTTATGGAGTGGCACATGTCTGCTACAGTATCACCTCAAAAAGGTAAGCAAGAGCTTGCATGCAAAACCAAAGTAGATTTTATGATTTACGGAGGTGCTAGGGGCAGTGGTAAGTCTTACTTACTAAATATGCTTCCACTAGATTTTATAGAAGACAAATATTTCAACGGTATCTTTTTTCGTAGGCAGTATAATGAGCTTACAGGTGCTGGTGGCCTTTGGCAGACAGCCAATGAAATGTACCCACAGTTTGGTGCAAAAGCTAATATATCAAACTTAAGGTACACTTTTCCTAGCAATGCTGACTTACGTTTTAGCCACATGTACACTGAGAATGATAAAGAGTCTCATCGTGGTCTACAGTATTCTTTTATAGGTTTTGATGAAATAAACCAATTTAGTAAAGAGCAGGTCACTTTTCTTATGACTTGCTTAAGATCAAAAGCCAACATGAACTCATTTTGTGTTGGTACAGTTAACCCTGACCCTGACTCTTGGGTTCTAGATATTGTTGAATGGTATTTAGACGATAAAGGCTTCCCTATTGAAGAGCGTTGTGGGCAGATTCGTTACTTTGTTGTTATTGGCGGTGATTTTGTTTTTGGTGACTCTGAGGATTTCTTTAAGGAGTCCCACCCAGACTCAGTTTATGTAACTAACCCAATCACTAACGAAAAAGAGTATATACCACCAAAAACTTTTACTTTTATTAATGGTAATGTTTTTGATAATCCAGCATTGATTAAACTTAACCCTAGGTATGTCTCTGAGCTTCAGAATTTACCTGACCATGAAAGAGACAGACAACTTTGGGGTAATTGGCATGCTAGGCCTGCTGGAGCTGCATACTTTCAAAGAGATTGGCTTTTAGAGGTTGACACATTTCCCTCTGAAGCAAAACACTCTAGAGCTTGGGATAAGGCGGCTACTCAACCAAACGAGATGAATCGTTGGCCTGACTACACTGCATGTAGCCCTAAGATGTATAAGAGTGAGGGTTACTACTATATTGTTTGGGATACAGACGAACAGAATGTAGACCCTAAAGACAATGATAAAGATGTTAGAGGACGCTTTAGACTCCGATCAGGTGAAAGAGACCTTAAAATTTTAAGGCAAGCTCATCACGATGGTAGGGACTGTCATGTGGTCTTCCCAGTTGACGTAGGTGCTGCTGGTAAAGTTGAATATGAGTCAAGTGCAAAGCAGTTAACAACAGAAGGTTTCGTTGTTAAGAAAGACCCGATGCCTAACAACAAGAGTAAGCTTGTTAGGTTTCAGCCTTTTGCTTCTGCATGTCAGAACGGACTTGTTAGGATTGTAAAAAACAGCTTCCCTAACCAAGCAACCTATGATGCTTATATGAAAGAGCTTGAAAGTTTTGACGGTCTACCTTCTACAACAGCAAAGAAAGATGATTGGGCTGATGCTACTGCCTCAAATTTCAATTATCTTGCTAGGATGAAGCAGATAAAAGACTTTATTTTACCCCCTTCAGATAGCTCATCAACTCTGTTAAAAAACTTAAAGAAGACCCTAAGAAATGTCTGAAAGAAAAAGAAACAGAAATAGAAGAAAAAAAACCAACACAGAGTTTAAAGCCCCTAGAGAGAAGTTGACTTTAGATAAGGCATCATCTCAGGATTTGGGTGTATCTAGGATGACTCTTGGGGCTAAAGGTTATGATGGTCTTAAAAGCAATTATGGAAAAATAAATGAAAGTGCAAATGCAGAGCTTAGTTGGCCTGCCTCTATCTGTACTTACAACAGGATGTCTTTAGACCCAACTATTGCAGCAGTACAAAACTTCTACAATATGATGATTTCAAGGGCTGAGTTTGATTTCTCAGTTCCTGAGTATACAGAAGACAACCCTTTTAACCCAGAAGGTAAATCTTACACGCAGGAAGATGTTATCGAGTCTGCAAAGTACCTAAATTATTGTATGTCAAACCTTCAAGGTCAAACTTGGCAGCAATTTATCAGTGGCATAGGCACTTACCGAATCTTTGGATTTTCTGTAGCTGAAAAAGTTTGGACTACTGTAAAGTCTGGGAAATATAAAGGACGTAAGAAGTGGAAGTCTTTATCTCAGAGGTCTCAAGAAACTATTGAGGCTTGGTCTTGGGATAAGACAGACCCTGACCTTCTTTCAGGTGTAATACAAAAAGCTTCTTGCTTTGATGTTGACCGATATGGCACTTCTTACTCTCAAGGTAAAGCTTCTAGAGAGGATAGAACAATACCTAGAGGTAAATTTTTACTCTTTAGGTTTGACCCAAAAAATAACAACCCACAAGGTACTTCACCTTTAAATGGTTGTTGGGAAGCTTGGAAGTATTTACAACTTGTAAGAGAGTATCAAGCTGTTGGTGTAGCTAAAGACTTAGGTGGTATTCCTGTAATTGGTTACCCTGTTGAGAAGCTTATTGAAGCAGCAGCAGACCCTAGTGGAGCAGCAGCAACAACGTTAGACTCACTGAAGGCTAGTGCCGCTGCATTGCATGCAGGTGATGAATCTTTTGCTGTTGTTCCTATAGATTATGATGACACTGGTAAGTCTCTATACTCATTTGAGCTTAAGGGTATAACAGGTGGTGGTAAGCAGTATGATACCTCTGAAGTTATCAGACAGTATCAGAATGAAATATTAACCTGTTACTCTGCTTCAATGTTAAAGCTTGGTCAAGACTCTACTGGCTCTTTTGCTTTATCAGACAACATGAGTAATCTGTTAGCTTTTGGTGTTCAACACAACCTAGACATAATATCTAATCAGATAAATGTTGATTTAGTCCCTCAGACTCTAGCGGTTAATGGGTGGTTGTTTGAAGAAGAAGATATGCCAAAACTTACTTATGGTGATATAGCACCACGTGATCTAGATGAAGTTGGTAAGTTTATTCAAAGAGCAGTTACATCGGGTGCTATGACGATAAGCAAAGGCCTAGATCAAGAGCTACGTAGGATTGCGGATTTACCTTCAGCAATGTACTCAGAAACTGATAAAATACCAGAAGGTTACAGTACCGCTGTCGAGTCTAATGCTGGTAAAGGTGATGGTACAAGTGGAACAGGTGCAAGTCAGAATGCAGCTGGTGGCGATAATAATAGTGAGAACTCTTAATGACTGACAGTAAGCATGCAGTACCAATATTAAAAAGTGCTGATGAATTAAAACGTGAAGTTACTTTTATCTATTATGAGCCTAATAAGCTAGATTCACATGGCGATTGGACAACCCAAGAAGTCATTGAAAAAGCTTGTGAAAACTTTAATAGTAACCTTAAGTCGGGTAACGTTGTGCCTAATCTTTTTCACTCTAGAGATGATGAAGGTAACATCGAGGCTACTGACTCTTTTGAAATATTAAAGAGTTGGGTTAGCCCTACCGATTGTATTGTTGGTGAAACTGAAGTAGATGAAGGTACATGGCTTGTTAAGGTAAAAATGAATAATGAAGTGCTTTGGAGTAAGTTTCTAGAAGGCACTATCTCAGGTGTTAGCTTTGGGGCTAAAGGCTCTCGTAGAGGTACTTCTTAATGACTACAGAATTAAAACCAGAAAAAGAAATCATGTCTATAACCTTTGATCATGAAGGTGCTCACATGGCTCTCTGTCACAAAGCACAAGGTTATGGTGCTAACAACAGGCCAGAGGCTTTATTGATCAAATCAGAGCAACCAGAGCTTGTAGATGAAGTTATTAAGGATATTGACTTCATTAAAGCTGCTTCAGAAGTCCGTATAGATACAAGTATGATGACCTTCCTCAGAAAGTGGATGGGTATGTACTGGGACGATGCAGAGGCCTTATCACGTATCATGGGTTATGAAGGTGATGGTGAAGAGGCAAGTGACTGGATTAAGGATAGGATTGAAGGTATTACTCTGCTTAAGTCTG